CTGCTGAATCACTATAAAATATTACATTCATTGGTAATCCATCTTTAATAAGTTCTCTTACTCTTGGTAAAAGAATTATTGTTTTTAATGATTTTGGTTGGAATTTATACCAAAATAAGTTATTCCGCATTTTCTAATTTTTTTAATTTTTGTTTTCTTTCTTTTCTAAGTTTTTGTAACTTTTTTAAGTGTGAAAGTTCTTTTTTTAAATTGAAACTTTCTTTTATCATATTTATAGTTTGATAACCTGAATTATAGTTGGAATTAATTTCAAGTTTCATCATGAAAAGTGTGCGCTCCAAACTATAAATTTTATCATTTATTTCTTTCGATTTCATCTAATTTTTTCTTTCTTATTTCATCTATTTTTGAAAACCATGAATGTTTTCCTACTATTGTTTTATTTGTATTTGGTTTTTTTACTACTATTCCATTTGGTGTTCCTTGTGGTATTACTACTTCATATTTTTCCCCTTCAATTAAACCATTACAGGTTGTATCACAATGAATAATATCACCCCTTTTCACATTCCAATTCCAATATTTGTCATGTTTTAACATTTTTAGTTTTATTTTTTATTATCTAATAATTTTTTATTTAATTGATCAAGTTTTCGTTTTCTAATTTTTGATACTGGTACATAATTTTTTTTAAGATATGCTATATTGTGATTTTCTTCGTCACATTCATCTATTATAGTACCATCAAAATATATTGGTTTGCATTTAAAAACTGACACATATGGATCATTTATACTCTCCATCAATAATAGTCCGTGTTGATGAAATTTTGAGTATATTTTATCACCTACTTTAAATTTCATTTGTTTTAACTTTTGTTTTTTATATGACCCGTGGTAGTTCATCTATAATATTTACAAAATATCCATTTAAAACTGTCACTATCACCACCGTCTCTTAAAATATAATCAAATATTCTTCCAATAAGTGTTCCATCTTCATCACCAAAAACATATTCTTCACTTGAATTTGCATTAAATGTGAAATTGTTTGCTTTTGCAGATTTTAATAATTCATCAAAAGTGTTATTATAATTGTAATATTTATTCCATTCATCTACAAGTTGTGGGTTTTCTTCAACAAAATCTACTAATGTTAAATTTTTAGAAGTTTTATTTTTTATTATAAAACTACTTGAACTACTGTTGCTTACAAATCCGTTTCTAATTTTCATTGTATATTTGTTCTAATTTTTTTAATTTTTGTTTTCTTTCTTTTTTAAGTTTTAAGTGCCAAAGTTCTTTTTTAAATTTATTTCTTTCAGATATCTTTTGTATTACATATGTTGATAAATAATTACCAGAGTTAATATTAACTTTGATATTGAAGATAACTAATTCTAAATATGTTATTCTATTATCTATTTCTTTCGAGTTCATCTAGTAGATTATTAATATTTCATATTTTTTTCTATTTCATCTAATTTTCTTTGTCTTTCTAATCGTTTAAGTTCAGCAAGAAATCGAGCATCTTTAGTAAAATCTTTCATAGTATAAGGGTATAAAGATGCAAAATCATAAGATATTACCTTATAATCAGTAACTTCACCTTTATTATTTACCTTACCTATTTCTCTTGCGGATATTCCAAAATTTTTCATACTAAATATATTGTTAAAAGTGAGAATAGTTTAAATAAAAAAAGAGTCACCTAATGGTGACTCCCTTTCGTAACAACTATGAACATCGAATTAGCAGGTGATTAAACCTACTACATTATTATAGAAAATAAATATCTGTAGGTTTAATTTTTTTTCATTATTTTTTTCAATTTAAATAATCGTAACACCTTTATAGGTGTAATTTCAACTATTTCATATATATAACTACTATTAATATTTTTATCAAATCCTGGTTCAAATAGTCCAGAATTTAATTTTTTTGCTACTTTATCTACACTTTTTTTATTTTTCCAAATTTTAGATAATTCTATATCTTCTGTAGAATGAAATCTATATCCAAGATTATATTTTACTAATTTTTTAATATAAAATTCTTCATTTTTTGTTGTTGTGAATTTTATTATAAATGTTCTTTTCAAAGTCATTATATTTTATATATACTAAAAAAGTATTAGTTTTATGATTAATAAGCAATATATGATTGATGAAGAATATCATTATGATGATAATTATTTCCGAATGGTAACGATAACTTTAGCAAGGGTTTTAAATAGTAGAGTTCGATGGATTAATCGTTTTGAGACTAAAAAAATAAGAGTTCTTTTACCATTTTATACTGCAATGGCTGGTCAAAAAAGATTAGTATTAGATGCGTTTGTTGATGATGTCGCTGATAAAAGAGTTGAATTGGATACTACTCAAAAACAGAGAGGTATTATAACATTTAATGGTATAATTTCAATGGATGATGAATTTGCAAATCCCCACCAATATATTTCAAAAACTGGTAAGATTAATAATGAATTAAGATCTACTTGGTCAAGAATTAGAGCTGTTCCTGTTCATTCATCATATGAAGGTAAAATTAGATTAGATAATGAAGTGGAGGTTTATACGTGTATGACAAAATTGTTAGATACATTACATAATTATCAATTTACATCTTTTGATTATTTTGGACAAAAATTAGATTTATTTTTTAGATTACCAGCAGATAAAAGTATTGAAATTATAAGAGAACAAAATCTTGGTTCTGAGGTAACCCCAACAATATCGATGCAATTAGAAGTTCAAACTATGTATCCTATATTTTTAGTTAATACTGATGATTGTGAAGTTTGTGATAATGATGATAAAATTGATTGGAATTTTTTAGGTATCGAAAAACCTAATGGTGATGATACAAATTGTAAAGGATTAAAACGAGTTTATTGGTATAATAATATGATAGATAAGAAAACTAAGAAGCAATTAATTGAAGAAAAACTTAGAGATAAAAATTTTGATTCTGATATCTTAGAATAATTAATGATATTCATTATAATTATCTGTATCAATTTTTTTATAAAAAAGATAAAAATCAGATTCACTAAGATAAAATTTTATTGTAATATCATTAATATTTTCTATTTTAATATTTAATTTTGATATATATTCATCACCAAATAAATGATGTTCATTATAAATTATTTTATTTTGATATATAAATTCAATTTTTAAACTTTTTTTATATCCATTTTTAATATTAATATTTAATGTATCATTGGTATATTTACAAGTGATGTTATTTTTTAATTTTGAAAAATCAAATTGTGTATACCAAGGTAATTTTCTTGTGCTGTTGTCGTTAATAATTCCTTCTATTAAAGATACACCTTTATATTGATAGGCTATTTCCTTTCTTGTAACAGCTTGTGTTTTATCTTTTAACATTAAATTTAACCATTCATCTGGTGATCTCCAAGGAGTTTTTTCTAAACTATTTAATATAAAATTTTTATATTTTTTAGTTAAAATTATACAATGTATTCTAATTATTTGATCAACAATTAAAAAGTTATCATCATCTTCATTAATTATATTTCCAGAGTTTAAAATGCCATTAACCCACCAATGATTTCCACCAAAAGATAATTGACAAATATCATTTTTTTTGCAATAATTTAATGATTTGTATATTAAATTATGAAATTCAATAGGTGAAATATTTAAAACACAGTCACATTCACATAACATTAATGCATCAATGTCGCTTGTGAAATTATCTTTTATTGCTTTTTTAAAAGATAAATAAGCACCATAGTGACCTTCGCCATAATTTTTACCATCTGTACAAGATGGTACATTACCTTTATATCTATTATTAATTTGTTGAGTATATTCAAAATCATTAAACATATTTAATACACAGATTGAGTTTATAGATTTGATTTCTCTTTTAGCGTTGATATCAGTTAATATATGTACCAATTTAATTTTCATATATTATATTGTTTTTTGGATAAGAATAGTTTGATAGATTAATGATATTTATCATAATTATCAGAATCTTCGGTAGTTCTTTCTAATACCCTACTATATATGTGATAATCAGACATCAATGATAAAATCATATCACCATTTATTACATTTTGTAATTCGTTTGTAGTTATTTTTTTTAAATCTGGAAATCTATGATTTATAAATTCCCTTGGTGTCATTTTTTTCATATTTTATATTATTTTTATTTTTTGATAAAGTTGGAAAAAAATGATGTTTTTTATATAATATATAATATAGATTTTTTAAATAAAAATTTTTGAAAAACTGCAAGATACAAAAAATAAGAAAGAACATTATGAAAAATTTAAAGTTAGATTTATTCAATTTTAAGAGAGAACTTTCAATGGAAGAAACTGAATTATCACATATAATTGAGGGTTTTATTCAAAATTGTGATGATTATTCAGAAAGAGAATTAGTACACAATTTAAATGAGAAATTATTACCTCATTCATGGGATAATAAAGTTAAAAATTTGATGGAATCATTTACCCAAGAATTAGAGGTAGAGCCATTTAATTATAACCTTAAGCATTTATATAAGATTATTGACAGAAAAAATTATGGACAACTATATCGTCCAGCAATGAGTTCAATTTTGAATATTATTAATATTCAAGGTGATGATTCAAAAATGGAAGCTATAATGAATGAATTAACTATTCATGATTGGATTCCTGAAGTAAAACAATTTTTACAAGGTTATACGGAAAATCCTATTGAAATTCAGAATTATAAAAATTCAGGAAAAGGAACTAAAGTTTATACCTTAGTGGAAAAAGTAGAAGAAGGTCATATTGCATTTATTGCTGATAGATGGTTTTTAATAGGAGAAGATGAAGTTAAACAAACTTTATTAGAAGATCATATTGAAGATAAAGAAAAAATGCAAGAATTTAGAATTTTAGAAAAAGCATTGTCATTATCCGAAATTGAAGATGATAAAATTAGTTTTAGAATTGATGAAAATTTGATTTTAAGTCTTTCAACTAAAAATAATAAAGAAGTATTTTTAAATGAAGAAAAACTTGATAAAGAGACTACACTTGAAAATCTTTTTGATTCAAAGATAATACCTTGGATGAAGAAAGAATATTATGTGTTAGCATCTACAACAGCACAAAATATTGATAAATTTGTCGATTTAGATGTAGCTTTGAGAGTGACAAATAATTTATATCCTTATCTTGAAGCAACTGTATTTAACTATAAAGATAAATTATATGTTTATACAAAAGATCAAAGAAGAGGCAGTGCATTTTATGAGTATGCATCACCAAATGATTTGATTATTGATATTCAAAAAGATCTTGATTATGATTTGACTCCATTTGTTGAGAATAAACTTTCAAAAGAGTTGAAACATCTTAGAGCACTCGAAGATAAAGAAAAGAAAATTGAAGAGAAAATTAAAGATTGTAATTCTTCAATTAAAATGTTAAAAGAAAACGAAGAGTTAGTAAATGAAGATGAAAAGTTGAAACAAACTTTCAACAATTTATTAATCTACAAACACGAACTTTATAAAAATCTTAATACAGTTAAAGAATCAAAAGTTAACGCTAAGAGAAATATAAAGTAATCTACAAATGTGAATAAAAAAGGTTAACTATTTAAATAGTTAACCTTTTTATATGATCCGTCAAAGAAAATATCTACATTAAATATAAGAAATTTGCTAGTGTAACATTGATTATTATTTTAATTTAGACTAAATTAAAATAATTTTAAACTTTTATTATTTAGTTTTATATATGTAATTATATTGATATCAATATGATACTATTTTAATATCATTGTTGTATCAATATATTAACATTCTAATATCATATTGAAGGCATAATAGGAATAAAAGGTACAAAAAAAATAATATTATCTTATGGCTAAATATCTTGATGATGCTGATTTTTATTATGAAATTATGATTTCAAAGGGACGTGGAAAACTGACACCCAAATCTCAAAAAATGATAATTCTGATTGGAGAAAAAATGATTCAGAAATTTGAAAGTAAATATAAAACAATTGATGATAAATTTGATTGTATGCAATCTGGAATTATGATGATGTTTAAAAATTGGCAAAATTTTAATGAAAAACGATACACCCAAGCTTTTCCATATTTTTCAGAAATATGTAAAAGAGGAATTGCCGCAGGGTTAAATGAATTGTATCAAAAAAAGAATAATCAAACCCCACCAAAAATGATTAGTCTTAGCAGTTCTAATGAAGGTAAAGGTTTGCACAACATTTAAAAAGAAATAAAAAAAAGACAATTTTGGTTGTCTTTTTTTTATGGTCAGTAAAATTTTAATATATAGCATATGGCTTTACGAGATTGGGTTAGACATGAAGGACCTGTGAATTCGCTCCCGAATCCACAACAATTTGATCATTTAAATGATGAACAGTTTATTATGCTTGTTAGAAATATACAATATGACGATGTTTATAAAGGACGAGTTCAACATTTTAATAGCTTATATGATGTTGCTATGTCAAATCCTGGTAGTTATATTAATGTAAGGAATAATTATGATCTGATGCAAAATAGTCCACCAGATCCAAGTGTTGTTAATCAATATAATAAAAAATAATATTTGAAAATGGTTGATAAAAAGTTGAGTATTGAAGCTCTGGAAAAAATAGAAGAATCGAGAAAAATATACAATGAAAAAACTATTAATGAACTATTAAGGGATAAACATATGAATAAATTAAGAAAAGAAAAATTAGAGAAAATAGCAAATGGGCAGAAAAATAAATAATAAAATGAGTTATAGTAAAGAATATTATCAGAAAAATAAAGAGAAAATTAGAAAAAAGAAAAAGAAATATTATCTTGAAAATAAAGAAGAGATAGATAATAGGAATAAGAAATATTATAGAGAAAATAAAGAAGAAATATTAAATAGATATTCTGAAAAATATCAGGAAAATATAGAAGAGTACAGAGAAAAATCTAAAGCATATTATCAAAAAAATAAAGAAGGTTGTAGAGAAAAAACCAAGGTATATTATTAACAAAATAAAGAAAAACATAGAAAAATAGTTAAGAAATGGATAAAAAATAATAAAGAGAAATATCAAGAATATAGAAGAGATTATATGAAAAATGATAGAAAAAGAAAACCACATATCTATGCTTGGAGAGATTTATTAAAAGGTACTATTAAAAGAATGAATTGCACAAAAAAAGAAAAAACAATAGATATATTAGGATATTCAGCATTAGAATTAAAAGAACATATTGAAAAGCAATTTTTGACAGGAATGAATTGGGAAAATCATGGCAATATGTGGGAAATAGATCATATAAGAGAAGTGTGTTTTTTTAATAAAAATACAACTCAAAATATTGTTAATTCATTGGATAATTTACAACCAATTTGGAAAGACGACAACATTAAAAAATATTATAAAAATAGAAATGGGCAGAAATCGATCCAAATTTTCGAATAAAAAAAAGTACCATCAGGGTAAATATATTTTACAAAATATTGATAAATATTTAGGAAATCCAACGAATATACAATACTTAAGTTCTTGGGAATTCGCATTTTGTAAATTTTGTGACTTAAATGATAACGTTAGAAAATGGAGTTCAGAAGAAATTGAAATACCATATCACATTTCTAATGATATAGGGCAAACAGAGATACATCGATATTACCCAGACTTTTATATAGAAATGATAAAAAATGGCGACCCTGAATTTTATGATAGACTTATTATAGAAATTAAACCTAAAACTGAGACATTACCTCCAAAAAAACCAACAAAACAAACATTAAAATTATTGGAAAGTTATGAATATTCTTTAAGGACATATAAGAAAAATTTACATAAATGGGCATATGCTAAAGAATGGTGTGAAAGAAGAAATATGAAATTTATAATTATTACAGAAGATGATTTAAAGAAGAGAGGCTTAATACCATCCAAATAAAAATATATAGGGCATGAAATTTAGTGAAGAAGTTCGTGCATTAATGGGTCAATATAATGAGAATTTAAGGTTATTGAAAGATGATTCTACTACTCAGATATTTCAAACTGCTTTTAAAAATCCAACTTGGCAAATAAGACCAACCAATAAGAATAAATTAAGAAAAGGTTGTTTTTATATTATTAGGTATAATTATAATGGAAATAAAATATGGTGTCCTATTTTAACATTGGAATATAAGGTTAAAAATAATAAAAATATTTTATATGCTATAAATTTTGATTATTTACCTTATAAATATAAAATAATTTTTGTTGATAAAATGTTTAGTTTGAATAAAAGTATTGTTGATAAAAATGTTGATATAGAAGATGTTACACAAGAAAAAAATTTAGACTTAGATATTGAAAGTGTTTATAGATTTTTACAATCAAATGGTAGGAAAGAATATTCTCTTACAGCATTTGATGTATTGAAGATAGAAAAAATATATGCAATATCAACATCTATAATTGATAGATTTATATTTTTGGACACTAGGTATATAAATAAACGAATGATGTTGGACACTTTAGAAGCATTAGATGATGAGAAAAATAAATTAGAAATGCAGAAAAAGATAGATAAATATGAAGAAATATTGGAACTTTATGAAAAGGATATTGAATTATTTTATCGTGCATTAAGAAATTTTGAAGCAAATTTAAAATTGTTCGATTAATAGGGAGCATAAATAATTAATATATATTGAAAATTAATGTAAATTCAATGGCTAAATATAATCGACTTAATGAATCAACATATAATAGATACAATCAACCAAATTCAATGTATGAATTTGGTAGAAATCCTAATAGAACATTTACAAATAAACTTCTTAGACGATTATCACAATGGGGTCAAGATACTGATGATATGGTTGTTAGAAATAGCCAAGCCATAGGTGCATTTGAAGATACTGACAATTTAATTAATGATCCAGGTACGAATATGTATGATTTATTTACTAAGAAAATAATATCCAAATTTTTAGAGCAGAAATCAATAGCATATTTAGATAGAAAATATTTAGATAAAAGAAAAATATTAAGACAATATTCGATTAAAGAAGAAATCAAAGATTATATTACTAGAGTGTCTGATGAGACAATAATTTATGATGATAATAATTATTTTTGTAAAATGGTAGATTTGCCAGAGTCTTATGATCAAACAATTAGAGATAAATTTCAAGAAAATTTTAGAAAAATTTATAATGGTTTTGGCTTTAATGATGGTGTGAAAGCGTGGAATTTTTTGAAACATTTTATGATTGATGGTTTTATGGCATTTGAAATTGTATATGACGATAAACAAAAAAACATTATAGATTTAAATTTATTAGATCCTTTAACACTTATAATTGCAACTGAGCCAGGTAGTTCTACGTTAGTTTGGATCCAAAATCCAGATGTACCAACATTAAGAAGAGTTCTTTTAGATACAAACATAATATATTTATCATATTCGAATAATTTAGAATATGATGAAACTTCCTATGTTGAAGGTCTAATTAAACCTTATAATGAACTTAAATTGTTAGAACAGACAAGGTTAATGTATAATATTAATCAAGCTGCAATATATAAAAAGTTTATTATCCCAGTTGGGGGTTTAACTCGTCAACAAGCAGAACAACAAATATTGCAGCTTATGTCTGAATATCATGAAGATGTTGAATGGGATAATAGAACTGGTGAGGTTTATATTAACGGATCAACTAAAATTCCACATTCGAAGGATTATTGGTTTCCATCATCAGATCAGGGACAACCTGAAATGAGTATTGAACAACCTCAACAAGCTTCATTGAATGAAGATGAAGTGTTAAGTTGGTTTGCGAGAAATTTTAAAAGAGCTTCAAAATTACCATTTAGTAGATTTGAAGAAGATTCTGGTGGTGGTGGTTTTTATGATGATACGGCTAATATTACAAGAGATGAAATTCGATTTAAAAATTTTATTACAAGAATTAGAACTATGTTTAAGGAGATACTAATTAAACCATTACAAATTCAAATGGTTTTAGATTTTCCTGAGTTAGTAGATGATAAATTATTTGAATCGTTTATAAGAATTGAGTTTAACTCAAATGATTTATTTGAAGAATGGAAATTTTTAAATAATTTGGCAAAGAGATCTGAAATTGCATCAACTTTATCATCTAACTTACAGGATGTTGAAGGTA